TCACACGGTTCGAGTACGAGCGCACGGACGCAGGCAGACTCCGCGTGAAGGCGCCCGAAGGGAAGCACGACGACATCGTGATAGCGGTCGCGCTCGCGTGGGAACTCGCGATCCCGTACACGCGCTCGGTCGGATACCTGCCGACGGTCGATGACCGCTGGATGCGCGGCGTATAATTGAGCGAGATGAACCGAATCCTATTGCGCACATCGATGTGGCGTCGTCGACGCGCACGCAAGCTGCTATGGCACCTGTGGAACCGACGGATTGAGCTGTCGGGCGTAGGCGTGCGCGTGTACCACGATCCCGCCCAGACACGACTCGCCATCGTCTGGGATTCAGTCGACAGCTCTGGCGATTGGGTCAACGCTGTTGCTGCGACGCAAGCCGAACTCACGACAGGACTCGGCTACACCGTGCGAGATTGGACATCGGGCAGCTGGGTAGCGCGTCTGTTCGCGCTGACGACTACAGGCAACCCCAACGACATTCCGCCCGCGCAGTTCCCGATCCTGCCGTAACGAACAGGTATGCATGCGTCTGCGTTGCTTGAGCGGCTGCTAATACGACTCAGCGAGAAGCCGTGGGACGCCATTATGGCGGCGTGTCCCGACTGTCGCTGGATTACGCTCAAGCCGCACGGGCCCGATCATCCCGACTACCGCCATGTGCTGATTAAGCCGACGACGACGGGGTTCCGTGTCGTCTGGGCGGGGAGTGCGAATCTCATGCATCTGCGCGTGCATGTGACAGAGGGCGGTCGCCGTCGCATGCGCGAACCGATGGATGAGTCGAAGCGCGAGGCGCTCAAGCAGCGCGTCTCCGAATCGTGGGCGCAGGAACGCGATAAGTACGCGCAAGCCGCGGCGAAACTGCTCGGATACGACGCAGAGACGCTCCAGCAGACCGATGCCGACGACCTCGTGGGTCATCTGCTCCGCGCCGTGCGCGTCGAGCGCATGCGACGCGAGCCTGAGAAACCGCAACGGGAACCGAAGCAGCCTGATGCGGATGCGGAGACTCCGTCGGAGACCCCGTCGGAGAAGTCGCAAGAGGACGAGGAGAAGCGCAAGCTCGCGCAGGCGGAGCGCATCCGTGAGGCGGCGGACAATATCGCGAAACGCGCACTGGAGGAACTCGGGCTCGCCATCGGCGTCGACATCAAGGATGTACCCGAAGACTTGGGTCAGCGTCTGCGAAATCTGAACGAAGAGCAGTTAGAGGCGCTCGGGCTGCTGACGAACGAACTGCGCAGGCACAAGGCGCGGTATGAGCGTGTCATGCGCGAGACTGCGCCGATGGCGACCTCGGCGTCGATTCTGACGGGGCAGCCCGTCGACGATGAGGAAATCGAGTCGGCGGTAGCGCAGGCGTGGCAGCGTGCGCGGAACGCAGCGGAGCTGGAAGTCGCAGCACGGCGTAATGTTGCGTTCTGGAATGCGTTTGACAACGCGGGTCGCGGCGTGCATGCGCGGTACAACAAGGGCGCGGCGGAGGCGCTGGCGAACCTCACTTTGCGTCACGCAGGCGCGGCGGTACATCCCGCCTTAGTGCAACTGCTGGGCGTCGAAGGCGCAGCGCACGCGACAGCGATATACCTCGCACAGCAAGCGCAGGACATCGAGTCGCTGACACGCGACATCGAGCAGACGCATGCGGAGTCGGCGCTGCGTATGCCAGCAGAGACGCTCCGTCGAGCGGAAGAGGAAGCGGAACGCACGCGCCAGCTGATTGAAGACCTGCGTTCGCGCGATGCGCTCTCGGCTGCCTACGCGGGTCGACTCGCGGCGCGGAACACGCTGTATAGACAAGCCGTGCTGGGACAAGCCGCTGGGTCGCTGGCGTTCACGGCAGCACTCGCCGACGCGCTCCGCAGAGGCACCTACAACGACGATGTGGTCGTGCAAGGCGTCGCGGAGCCGTCCCGACTGAACGCTATCGCAAGGCGGATGGGACTCAAGGAAGGCGACTACTCCATCTCGCGCACGCAGGACGGACAGACGCGACTCGTCATCAAGCGCGATGCGGTCTCACAACTCATGAAACGCGCGACGATGGAGTTCAAGTCGGACGAGGAGGCGAAGCGCATCAAACGGCACGAGCTGACGCTCGACGAGGATTGGCGTCCCGACGGGATGGATCCGACTGTGAAGCTGGGCGAGGAGCAACGCGCGGCGATAGAGTTCGCGATGAAGCGCAAACGAGTCGTATGGGACTTGAAGGCGGGCATCGGGAAGTCGCTCTCGTCGATTGCGCTTGGCAAGCACCTGCTCGACACAGGACAGGTCGACGCGGTTATCATGATGGTGCCGAGCAACCTGCGCGACACGATGCTGCACGAGCATCGCAAGTTCTTTGGGAACCGCATCCGCGTCGGCGTCGCGGGCGACCTCGCGCCTGAGAATCGTGCGCACGCCGACGCCCATGCCACAGGCGCAGAGGAGCGCCAGCGTCTCATCCGCGACGGCGATGCGCAGTTTATTATCGTGGGGCACGCCACCATCCGCAACGATGTCGACGCGATTATCGACCGTATCCGCAAGCACGACGGGCGCGTGCTGCTCGTACTCGACGAGGCGCATCAAGCGTTTTCGCCAGGCACAGGCGAAGCGTCGCAGATTATGCAAGCGATGCAGAAGATTAGCGAGGCGACGAACGATAACACCTACATGGTCGCGATGACGGGCACGCCGATTCGCTCGCGCGTGAGCAATGTGCATCAGATGGTGAGCTGGGTCGAGCCGCGCATGATCCCCGAATCGAGCTTCCAGCTGGCGTTCGACGGCATCGGTCTCGGCGCGAGCGCGGTACACCACATCAAGGAGAAGAACCTGAACCGCGCCATCGACCCCATCGTCATCAGCGAGCAGTACCAGCTGAATGTGCAGCGTCGCGATTTCGAGCATAGCGTCCCGCTCAGCACGCACCAGCTGGAGGAACTCCGTCGGATAACCGCTGCAGAGGATACGATACCTGCAGCCGAGCGCGATTACCAGCGTCTGCAGGCGATAGAGGACGGCGACCCTGAGCGCAACGCGCTGATTCAGCGTCTTCGGCAGGTGGTGGAATCGGAGCATCAGCGCGAAGACCTGCGCGAACTGCGCGACGCGGGTCATCATCCTGTCGGCATCGTATTCGCGAACTACCTCTCGGGCGTGCGCACGATTCAGCAGGCGTTTAAGCCAGGCGAGGTGCTGACCTACACAGGTGAGGATAACGGAGCGCGTCGTCAGCAGGTACGCGCGGCGGTAAATGAACGCGCGATTGTGCCTGGCGGGCGCGTCATCTTCGACGGGGGCGAAGGCGTCGCGATCCGAGTGAGTCGCAGTGGTAGCGTGCGCGTGCGACTCGACGATGGACGCGAGGTGACCGTGCGTCCTGAGCAGAACCCGCGTTCGGGCGTCAAACTCATCGCGGCGACCTCCGCTGGTAGCACGGGGCTGAACCTGCAAGGCGCGAACTACATCGTCCACTACGGGCTGCCGTTCACCAAAGCGGAACTCGACCAGCGGAACGCACGCGCGTTTCGCAAGGGGCAACGGTTCAGCGTACACACGCACACCATCGTCGCCGAGGTGCCGAAGGAGCATCTCCAGCAACGGCAACTGGAGCAGCAGCGTCGCGCGATGGAGTCGCTCAAGCCCGCAGGTCGACACCTGATGGACGATAGCGGTATACTGCTAAGGCATAGCGGGGCGCAATCGGCATGATACGGAAACTGTTGCAGCGGTTCGCGAAGCCTGCACCGCCCGTGCAGGGTCAGCAGGCGCGAGTCGGGCAGAACCGACTCGGTGCGCCGTTAGCGGCGTTCTCGCCCGACGGGCGCATGTTGGCGTACCGTCTGGACGATGTCACCATCCGCGACCTCGACCGTCTGCGCCAAGACCCCGTGATACGCGCCTCGCTGCGCCTCATCAAGCTGCCCATCCTGCGCTGCGACTGGTACATCAACGCCGAGGACGAGCGCGTCGGAGCGTTCCTGCAGTCCACACTGGAGCCCCACATGTATGACCTGCTCTGGGCGCTCTGCACAGCATTCGACTTCGGGGTCGCGTTCGTCGAGAAGGTGCTGGAGTTCCGCAAGGAGTACCGCACGACGCGCACGATGTCGACGACGCCCGCACGGCAGGAACTGCGCCTGCGCGATGTATGGATACTCTCGCGCGTGGCGCATCTCGACCCGTCCATCTACTGGGCGCTGGTGTATCCCACAGGCGAGTTCGCAGGCGTCCGACACCTCGTGACGCCGTTCGCGCCCGAAGGCGAAATCATCGAAGAGGGACGGCTGATTCACTTCGCACTCGACGCCGAGTTCAACGAGGTGTACGGCAACCCGCTGATTAAGCCCGCGCTGCCGTTCTTCGAGCTGAAGCAACGCGCCCTGCAGGACATGGCGACCTACTACTCGACCTACGCCGTGCCGACGAAGAAGGGGTTCGCGCCCCCTGGCAAGACGCCCATCGGCACGACGGAATCGGGCGAACCCATCGTGGTGGATAACCTGCAGTACCTGAGCGAGCAGCTCGATAAGCTGGCAAACGCGCACTCCATCGTGCTACCGTCACTCTATGACTCGAACGGACAGCGGATGTGGGAAGTCGAAGCGTTCGAGGTGCCGCCCGCTGTCGCCATCGAAAACTACATCCAGTTCCTTGACGAGCAGATGCGTCAGGCGATGCTGGTTCCCTCGCTGGCGACGATTCACCCGCAACGGGGCACCTACGCACTCGGTCAGTCGCAGATTGACCTCTTTCTGCAGAACGAGGATGCGTACCTGACGCAAATCGAGTCGGTGCTGAACAAGCAGCTGATTCCTGACTTGGTGCGCTATAACTTCGGGAGCGATGCGAAGGCGCGAATCGTGATGCGCATCGATCATGCGTACACGAAGCATCTGGTCGAGTCGTTCGTGCAGCGTCTGGCGGCAGGTCAGCCTGTGACGACGGCGGACGGGGATGTGATTGTGCCTGACTGGGCGCTCATCGCCGAGGACGCGGGCGTGCCCGTGCGCA